TGTGTAATCGGTAGGATAACGAACGTCGCCAATGTTAAATGTTAATGATTCAACGCCCACCAAATTTGGAATGAAATAGGTTTCAACCCCAGGTGTCGCAATAAATTCGTAATAAGTCCAGTACGGAATTAAATCGATCTGAATGCTTTTCCAAGAAAGCAAAGCATTCAGCAAAAAAAGGCCATCCGTACCTTGGTCACCCACCACCGATTGAAGGCGGCGGGCTACAATTCCGGATAAATACCATGAGCGATCAACCAGCTGCCTTGCTGTATAAGACATACATAATCACTCCCCTATAAAAATTAGGATAATGTGACGTAGTAACCATATACAGATACGGAAACAGCATCTCCTGATACAGTGACTTTGTAATCAACTTCAGGTTTGCTTGAACCCACACCGCAATTCAATGCAATATTCTGGGTTTGAGCAACGCCTGCAGCAATACCTGTGATAGTAGGTAAGTTAGCAGTTGCGGTACTTCCCGTTGGTCTGAATTGAACCGTATCGCCCACAGCTGCAGGAATAAATGTTACTGTGCAAAGCGCAATAACAAATGGATCCGTGGTTGTAGGAATTGGGGTTGATAAGTCAATTGCGGTAAAGCTTGTAGCATTACCACCTGATAAAACACTGACAGCAGGTTGCAAGAAATAACCTTTGTAATAAGCTGCATTTAAAACGTCAGCTGCTACGAAGTGTGTTGAGCCATCGGTTGATACAGCGCCTATTAAACGCATGGAATCATAACCGTAAGGAATTAATGGGCCGACATTGCTTTGAAGGCTCAAAAGACCTGCGGGTTGAAGTTTGTTTTTTGAATCAGCAATTTCCCAAATTAAATAATTTGTGCTGGCCGCTAAAGTTCCTTTATCTAAACCATTAGCACCATTAACTGCTGAGTTAATATATTGTACGCTTGGCACAGGGATATCAATATTGTCGTTTTGATCACGACACTGACCTGGGGCGATTGCAATCACCGTATTAGATGCAACCGAAACATTCATCCCGCTTATATATAAAAACGGTAATTGTTCTACAGGTAAATTTTGTACGCCGCCGCTTAACATAGGATAAATCCTCCAATCCGTGGAATGAGTCGGTGACTAAATATCACCGACTGCCGTTTATTACGCTTGACTCATTGGAATGATGACGCGCATACAATATTGTTTGACCGCAAGCGATCCGTGCGTTTCATCATAGATAATACCCTTCTGGTTCGCGCCGAAAATGGAACCGTATGTCATACGTAATGACACACCTGTTTCAGGATCGTACTCGTTACCGGTATCGAAAGGACGTTGATCAGGTAATTGTGGCATCGCAATATAGAATGCATCCCCACCTACTACAATCCCTGCTTTATGTGATGGCAATACGCTTACTTGCATGCCAGGTTGTAAAGCTTGGTTCAAGTTAATGGAATTGCCACCAGCCCAGTTCAAAGGCCATGCCAAATTAACGGTAATGATACCGCTTGCATTAGCAACCGCATTAGCTATTGCACGGTTTTGAACGCGGTTAATTGAGACTTTGTGACCGATGTATGTCAAATAACGCATGTTTTGAAAACCGCTTACGCCATCGTTGAATTGAAACATATCGCCGACATTGATTGTGTCTCCGGATGAGGCACCACTGAATGTTAACTGAGTAACATTTTGACCTGTTGGGTCATTTGTACTAACCAAGGTTAATACAACGGCATTATTGCCAATCGTTCCTGCATACTGAATAGGTAGCAAGTTTGATTGATAATATTTAACACGTGGAGTACCAAATTCACCGACTTCCCAAGACATAGCGTCTTTGTTATTTCGTTCCGGTGCGAATTGATTTAAACCGCTACCAATGATTGCGGGATAAACCGAATCAGGCAAGTAGACTTTAATTCCGTGAGACACGGAGCCAAAGTTTTTAAATTGCATGATCATTTGAGCTAACTGGTTATAAGAAGTTAACTGCGTTAAACCGTCACCGAAGAAACGGAATGGGCCTGATTCTGTATGCAATGCGCCTGTTGGGACTGATTGACCTTGTGAGTTAACCGTCATGACAGGTACAGCTGAAATACAGTTTAAGGCTAGGTTACCTTCGACTTCGTTTGCCAATTCGGTTAAGAACGATTTACCGAATACTTCAATGTATTCATCTTCGCCTTTTTCCAAGTTGAAAATACGTTGTTGCGCGGTAACAGTGAATGAAGCGTTGAATGCTTGATCGCAATTAAGCGTTTCAACTAACTGATCAGCAGGTTGCCAAGATGCCACCAAACCAGCTGCTGTAGTTGCGCGGGGTGGGGTATCGAATGTAACGCTTGATCCTAAGTTAGCCTGAATTTTATCGAAGTCTTTAAACTTCGTGTTTGAGGTGCTGACAAAGCAGCATAAGTTTTGCAACAAGCCTAAAGACGATCTTTGATAGGTCTGTACCTGTTGCAAAATATTATCGGCATATAAAGGCATCGTAATGCTCCTAACTATTCAATCCATGAAAAGTTCGGATAACGTTTGCCCTACACTCTGTATTTGGCCTTATAGTCCTTGACAGATAGTGGGCCTTGATTACCCGTTCCGGCGTTAGAAGGTCTCATCTGACTTAAGGGTTCATTAGGAGATTTGAAATTAGCCGCTTGACTGTTCGATTTAATCGATTCAGAAAGCTTCTTCATTTCAGCTAGTGCTAATCTGGGCTGACGGCCCGCACGAAGGTCGATGTCAATCAAGCCTTGGAGCTGACCAATTTTGGCTGGGCTTTTTAAGAGCTCAACCATTACTTCGCGGGTATTATCAACCAAGTTTGCTAATTGAACGTGGTATGGAATAGTCCGCAAATCAACACCCGATTCAGAAACTATCTTGTCAAAGGCTTGCACTCCGCCATCACCTGCAGCAACTTTGGTGAAGAACTCATTCGCAATTCGTTGAGCGTTTTGCTCTTCGGTTTGGCGTCTGGTTTCTTCTAAATGCTCATTCCTTGAGCGTTGAGCTTCTTCAGCTGCCAGTCGTCTTATTTCCTGTTCGGTCATGCCGTGGTTAGGCTGTGGTTGCATCGGCTGTTGCTGCGTCTGGTTGTAATTAGGCGCATAACTTGCCGGTTGCTGATGAGACTGATGCGCTGACATTGCTGTTTCACGCTTATGTCTCTCTACAGCTTCACTTTTTGCACGTCCTACAAGATCATTAACTTCTGATTGCGAAAAAACCCGTTCCCTAGTTTCGGATGGTGCCGTTGCCGGTGCCGATCCTGATTGCTGCGGTGAAGGTTGAAAGTTGCTCGAACTTTGACCTTCTCCTGAACCTAAATTTTCCATGAGATTCCCTTCTCGACTGTTAACCCCGTCACGGTAATGCCTCTATCTACGTAAGAGTCCCGCCCAATTTATCGTCCTGATAGGCATGGGTGCCTTGGCTATTTCCCCGCCACGGTTGACGTACGTTAGCTTTCGCACATCCCCTGATTAACGCTCAGGTCTCGGCTATTTATCCCTGATAGCTCAGTAAGTTAAGCGTAGGTTCTGGTAGGAAGTTTTGCAAAAAATGATCAAATGAATTAAAATGAAATAGAATTGAATAACAACAAAGCAACCGTTTATAGGTTTTTAAAAGGATTTAAAAACATGGTAAACATTATGGGTAAGGTTTATATAAGCGACAAAGAAGCAGCTGTACGATACGGATATTCACAAGGCTGGTTTCAAAAGATGCGGCATGAGAAGGCTGGCCCACCGTTTGTTAAACTTCGTGGCAAGGGAAAGGTTTATTATGCTATGGAGGAAACCGACAAATGGTTTAAGGATAATATGATGGTTATTTAACCCCAGACTATTCCTTTGCCTTCGCAAGTTTTACAATCAACTTTATGAATCATTGCGTGGTAGTTAAATCCATTTCCTTCACAAATAGGACACTTATACGGCATTTTTCGTAATTTTTCGTTTTCTTCCGATAAACAATGTAATGCTCTGCCAAGATGACCTATTCTTTCAATGTAACCATATTGTGAATCTTCCAATTTTTTAACTTTATCTTGTAATTCGCGAACAGCTGACCAAATACACTCACATTTATCTGGAACTATTTTGTTACAACAAATACAAAATTGTGCTCGCTTCGAATTTAACTGATCTTCCATTTTATTTTATCCTTTGCTTAATTTCGTCCTGAATATACCAAATAGCTTTGCGTAAATCTTCAACCGGCGCATTCTTTAAATCACAACGCCATAGATATTTTATGGCATTGCCAATGTTGAAGTTTAAATGGCGCGTCACATCAATACATTCAATTTGACGTCCGCATTCACACTTAGCTTCTGATTGATTGTAATGAGGTGGATTATTGACAGGATCGTAAGGTTTAAGCAAACCTACTTTTAATTCAGGGTGTTTCTTATATTCATCTACTAGTCTTTCTTCACGCGCTGTTCTATCAGCTGTTGTAACTTCAGTTTCACAAGACAAACTCATTTTAAACTCCATTGATTATTTGTTTTTTCTTTCTTGCTCTTTTAGATATTCCTTGCAGTTTTCACAAATCCAGCCTTCTAACTGTTTATCATAATAAGCTTTGCCAACAATTTCATCTTCGCAATAATCACAATTCTCTTTTTTCATAAACTCGTCCCATCGTTATGTTTTTTTGAGCGCGAACATGCGGGTTTTCAAACGTCCATATTTCACCTGTTTCATCAATTGCTACAACCCACATTAAATTGTGTTCAGCACCATAATCAATTAAAAACCATGCAAGTCCTTTACCTTTTGGTGTGTCTAATGGAATAGGAGGATTAAGTTGTGTCATCATTTTAAATTAACTCACCATGAATTCTTTTGATATAAGTACGGCCTTTGCCATTCTTATGACGGGAATCCCATACTAATCGGGGAACCATTCGGGATGAAATTTCTCGTTGTTTTTTGACAAAATCACTAACAGGTTTATTACGATAAACGGGCTTAAGAGGTTTCCAGAAATGTGTTGTATCAACCATATGAATTCCTTTTCAAAATGATCTTCAAACCATCCATGTCCTAACTTTCCCCCTTTAAGTTCACTGGGAGGGTGCAATTTGTTCCTAAAGGGGTAACAGCCGGATAGCATTATTTTTTCTTTTTCATCTTTCCATCCATCATTTTTTTAGAATGATCGGAATGGGGAGATTTAGGGCGCATAGGCTCTTTATAACTTTTATCGACTGCTTTCTTTTTTCCTTCCTTTGCTTTCATTGTATTGCTCCTTTGGTTTTAAAAACTATTGTATTGTAGCGCCTTGTTTATTGTGCTGCATTCGCGTTGTTTCTGCTTGGTGATTTGCCACATGCACTTTGTTATGAGTTTCAATAGCCTCTCTAAAATGCCTGTGTTGCATGTCTTTCTTTTGCATTGCAAGTTCTACCTGCTTTGAAAAACGCTCTGCCTCAGCTTTAATACGTTGCGTCATACTATTATCTTTTGCAATAGATAAATCAGTTAATATTTTTAATTGATCCTGCTTCAATCTTTCAATATCTAACTTGAACTGTTCCTGATGCATTTGGGCTTTCACTTGGAGCTCTTGACCACTTTGTTGGACCTTTGCCATCTCAACTTGAGCCTTCATAACAGCAGGATTATTTTGCATTTCCTGTTGCTGTTGCTGCATCGCCAATTCTTTCATTTTCGCTTGTTCCTGTTGCCATTCTTCAACTAGCATCTTCAATTGATCAATACCGCGTATTTCAATGTTATCAAGCAATACGTTTAAGCCCTTATCAGCCATGAACGCTTTGAATTGATCCGATACGCCTTGTAAAGCAATTAACTGTTGTAATGCACGTGATTTTTGAATTTGGAACGAAACGCCAGCTTCAACTTTGACATTAAGAACATTCGTATCGTAGAACATCGAAAAGCCGTCTTCCTGATTTACTTTGACATAATCGTGTTTTCCGTCAATTCCCATTACAGGAATAGTCCGAGGGGTTTTATAATACTTGGGAATAAGATCAACCACTATTTCCGCAATGCGCTGAAGCCCCTGTAAAAAGCCCACAATGTAAGGCATAGCAGCGGCATTCGATTGTGTTGCGGCTTCCACAATTGCAACACCACTAAGCTGATTGTCATTGATCCCAAGAGAAGCATCGTAGCTACCCAATATATTTTGGATAAGAGAATCAGTGGATGCGAATGTTTGAACGACTTCAGGAGGCGTTGGTACACGTTGAACTTCCCTTATTGGATTAGGTATGGGTTTATCAGGATCCTGCTCAAAGAAGGCATTAAATACCATATTACTGGGTTTTTGAATATCTTTATAAGCAGCTAACCAATCCATTTCTTTTGGTAAGGCTTCTTTCGCTACAATGAATTTATGCTGTACTATATTTTCCATTTCATTTGCTAATGTAATCCCCGCAAAGTTTTTAAGTTTTTGCGCACCTTTCGCATGATAAACATATGGGCGCGTAACTTGTTCAACGGCGCCAGAAGTTTTTGGATTACGTAACATAATAGAGTTGCCATCAAAAAATACCAACGGAAAATAGGTAAAATCGGTTTCAACATATTCATAGACCTCGGTTTCAATACAACGATAACGGACGATAGTTTCAAGCGTTGTCCAGCGTGATTTGCCTTTGGGTTGTGGCATTAGAGCGAGAGTTCCTGATTGATCCCAAGTTTCCGCCATCGCTTCATATTCGGCTTGTGTTAGAACCTTACCGTTTGCTAATTGAAGAATTTTAACTTCACGCTTTTTCTTTTCATAGTAATCACACGCTACAACAATCTTTTCATTGCCGTTTAAATATGACCAATTGAAACCGGAAAAATTACGGGTAAAACTTAATTTATCTACTTTGACGTTTGAATTTATTGTTTTGAAGTCTTCCACTTCGTAAGGCATACATTCAAAACAGAAACGCCCATCGCCTTTATGCGAATAGCGTGCCATTTGGTCGTACCCACATAATGTTGGATCATAAACGCGATCAAACTTGAATATTTGCTGGAAAGCTTTTTTGCCCATAGGCGCTGCATAATCAGTCCATAGTTTCCCGCTTGAAAAACCGCCTGAATAGAGGTCTTTCATAATTTCCCAACGGGTATGGTGATTACGTTTATCAAGTAAGATATGGCGTAAATGCGCTTCAACGACATGAACCGTTGCAGGATCTGCTTCCTCTTCGTCTTCCGATCCCACTTCAATGGAAGGTTCCTGCTTTGAAAATTCACCCATTAATCTTGATATATAAGCTTCCGAAACGTTAAATTCAATTTGAGGCTTTGAAAGTGTCGTTAAAAGCGTGATATCGTCTTGAGTAAGGGATGTTTCGAATATGAATCGTCTAAATTCATGAAAGCGTTCATAGTTGCGCTTAAAGGCTTCGTAAGATTTCTTTACGTTCTCTTTTATGCGCGCAAGCTGGTCTTGTTGCGTTTTAGCTACTGCCATATGCTCTCGTCCTTAAGGTATCGACATGTTGCGTCCGTTGCATCATGCTCTTGGCTAATTGATCGTAGTCAACTTGATTCGCTACTGCGTGCACTACAATTTTGTCAATGAAAGCCGCCTTCACCGCGTCATAACAGGTATCTGCAATGTCATCAAACCGATGCGTATTGTTTGCCGTGATATCCGTCATGTGGTTAAGACACATTGTCGTATGTTTTCCGTACGAGGGCAATGAGACTTGTTTAGCGGCTATGTACTGCTGCATATCAATAAAACGTTGGGTTTTAGACCCTGATTTGGATGTGCGTTCAATTCCAATGACTTTAATACCTTGCGTGCGCTTTAAAACTGAAACCAAAGTCACACCCGTTGATTTCTTTTCAATAATGGCAAATTGAGGTTTAACATCAAACTTCATACAGCTTGCCCAGAAATGTAGAAATTCATTTTCAAGATCTTTGGGCTCAATGTTTAATTCCAAGCAATCAAGCCAATGTAATGCAAATAAATTAGGCACTGGAACGTTAAGGTGTTTAATTTGATACAATCCCCAAAATGAAAAGACTGTTTTATCGTTCCATTCCTTTTCGGTTTCCGATGTATCAACAGTAAGAAAGGTGCCTAATATGGACGGGCATTCATCCAATAAGGGGAAATATTCCGTTTTATATAAACCACCACCTGCGGGTATAGGATCTTGTTGATATTGTGATGCAAATACATAGGGCTTATGCTGTTTCATATTAAGCAAAACTTCACGCGGCATCACTTCCGGATAACGTGCATTGCCTACTGCATCCAATGCCTTAATATTAACGTGATGCCATTTATTCCCATCCTCACCGTTTAAGAGGTAGGTGAAGAGATCGTCTTGATGAAGTCTTTGTCCGATGATAACGATGGGGACATTAAAACCACGACAACGTGGGGCAATTGTTTCGATGAAATTTCTTTTGACTTTCTCGCGGATAACGTCACTATGTACTTCGTCTGGTTTATGTATATCGTCAACGAAAACGCCTCCTGAATAACGATCCAACCCAGGTAGGCCAGCATCACGACCTGTAACAGGCCCAGAAGAGCCGAAAGCAGCGACAGCACCGCCGACGGTAGTCTTGAAAAAATCTTTTGCGGAAGTTTCCCGACTAATTTCAACATGTGGAAATAATCTCCGATAGATTGGCATCATCATTGTTTGCTTGATGATGTGGGTATGGCTTGATGCAAGTTCATGCGCAAATGAAATGTATAAGTGATTGCAATCCGCGTACCACGCATAAGTCCATGCGATAAACTTTTTAATTAATTCGCTTTTAGACCAACCTGGAGGACAGTTTATCAAAAGGTATTTTATCTTACCGTAAAAGACATCCTGCAAAGCGCGTGCAATTTCAATAAAATGCGATTCATTGCTATCCGGTTGACTAATGATAAAATCACGGCTGGTTTGTTCCTTGAACATAAACCGCGTGAATAAAAGGAAGTCTGAAAGTAAATCAACCCTCAGCTGGTGCAGATCGTCCATTTTTATCCCCTTTTAGACGTTCCACTTCCTGTTTTGCTTTATCAATTGAGGAATCTTTCTTTGCTTCGTCTTCAGGAACAGTACGACCGTAATCGTTCGGGAAACGACGTTCTAATTTCCATGCAGCAGCTTGCCAGTGAACTTCAGAAGCTTTATCAATTTTATCGAGCCATGTTAATGCTGCATAAGATTCAACACGTTTAACATCGCAATAGAAGTCGTAATATATTTTATCGGGGTGTGCATCGATTTGTTCTTCGTGTAAATCAAGTATTGATTCAGCACGAATCATCCAGCGTCTGAAAGTTTGATAATGAAAACCTGCATAACCACAGGCAATATTATAACTTGCACCCTTTGCAAGTGCGGCTAGAAACCTTTCTTTCATCCCTGCTTTAGCCAGCTTTAGCGGCTGGCCCTGTGCTACGTCTTCCATTCGCTATATCCTCAAATGCTAATCCGTTAGATTCGAGTATCGCTTTTTGCCCTGTAAAGTCCTGCCACCGCTTAATGATGACTTCGCAATACAAAGGGCTTATTTCCATTATAAGGCATTTTCGGTTATGTTTTTCACATGCTATTAGGGTAGTACCGGATCCGCCGAATGGATCATACACATAGTCATTCGGCTTTGAATTATTAATAATGGGACGGCTCATGCATTCTAAAGGTTTTTGGGTTCCATGTCCCCACGTCTTTTCCGCATTTCTGTTTCCAAATGAATTATTATTGAGGATGTCCCAGACTGTTGATTGATCTCGAGCGCCCTGCCAATTGTGTTTTTTTCCGTTTTTAACCACATACCAGCAAGGTTCGTGTTTCCAGTGATAATCGCCTCTAGATATAGCAAAATGCTGCTTTGCCCATATAATTTGACTGATAATCTTAAAATCGCAATCGATAAGATTTGCAGCGATTGTATGACTGTGAATGCCAGCATGCCAGACATACGCAATATCACCAGTAAAAAGGCTATAGGCATCAGACCAATCCACTTTATTATCATTTTCGACTTTTCCTTTAGAGCGTTCGCCCACAGCAAGATTAGATTGATCGCGCCATTCCGGATCATAATTAACTCCATAAGGTGGGTCGGTCACCATTAAATTTGGGTTATGGTCTTTGCATAGTTCTTTTACATCAATGGGGTTAGTAGAGTCACCACAACGTAAGCGATGACACCCCAGGATCCAAGTGTCGCCGCGCACAATAACAGGGTAGTGATCCACAAGAGGGATATTATCTTCATCATTTAAACCATTATTAATAATTTCGGGGTTAATAAGCTTTTCGATTTCTTTATCTTCAAAGCCTGTTTTAACCAGTTCAAAACCCGCTTCCTTTAATTCCTGTAATTCTATTTTGAGTAATTCGGTATCCCATCCAGCTTCGAGCGCAATCTTGTTGTGCGCCAATATATAAGCTTTTTGCTGTTCTCGTGTTAAATGTCCCAATTGAATTGTGGGAACATCTGAAATTTGCAATAATTTTGCAGCTTCATAACGACCGTGTCCGGCTATGATGCCATTCATTGCGTCAATTGCAATAGGATCATTAAAACCAAATTCTTTAATTGATGCAGCAATTTTGGCAATTTGTTCTTTGCCATGAATTCGGGCATTATTTACATAGGGAATTAATCGGTCAATCGACAAGTAAGAAATTTTCAATGATGGTAATTCCATCTTCAAATCCTTTTTTTATAATCGGCATACGGCGCTCATATATCCCTGCAGGGGCTTCATCCATGATT